GCTTAGGATTAGTTGAACTATCAGTACCTGGTACAAAGTATAAGTTTGCTGTACCATTATTAGCATCTACATATGGAGTAAATCCTGCAAGTGTTAAAGCACCGTCTGTGTCAACCATTCTAAAATCGCCACCTTTGCTATGCTCAATTACAATTCTGTTTGCACTGTCAACACTTGCAACAATATTTGTAAATCCTGCCGCATTAATTTGACCTGCAACTTCTTCAGAATCTGCTGAAGCCCCATTTGGAGTAATAGTTACTGTAACTGGAGCATTTAACGTATCCTGATTAGTAATTGATTCAGCAATAGTAAATGTGTAGTTTTGTCCTGATGTAATTTGTGTAGTAATAATGTCTGATACAATCTTAGTTGAACCAGCCGCTACACGCTTAAAGATTTTAAAATCAAATTCTGGCTGAGCACCTTCTGACACATTTGATTGTGCATAGTAAGTGTCTACAGAAAGATTTACACCACCGCCACTTGCATCAAGTGCTTTGAGTGCTTTCATGTTATTAGCATAAATCGGAACGTCTTTGCCTTCCCATAATGCAGTATCGCCGTTGAATTCTTTAACAGAAAGTTTAGCACCTAAGTTTGCGTCAGTAGTTTTAAACCAAACTGAGCCTGTTGGTCTTGGAGCAGTATCTGTTGATTTAAATTCTGGAATTGAAGTGTGTGGACCAACACTTAGGCTTGGTGCATAATAAGTTTTTGCATCAAATCCTAATAGAGCCATCAAACCTGTTCCTTCTGCAACAATAAGGTCTGTACCATCTGTTGAGAATAAATTAACTCTGCTATCAATTAATTCGGCTTTAAATCCGTTTCCTGATCCCGCTGTATTAATAGCGTCAACAGTTGTATTAATGTCTGATGTTGCAGTAATGCCATTTCCATTAATAGTCATTGTTTCGCCGTTTGGTGTTGCGTTTTGTGAACCTGTCGCTACTGGCCAAGATGCAATCCATGCGTCAGTTCCCACTTTAACCCAAGTACCACTTGCGTTTTTGTAAAAGATTTTGTTAATTGTAGTTGTAGCAACAACAACGTAATCGCCAATTTGTCCAACAGAAGGTTTAGGATTACCAGTTGCTTGATTGCCAACTAACTGTGTCTCGTCTGTGATTACAGTTGCAATTTTGTTTGAGAATGTCTGTCCGCCTGTTGACGAAGCAGAATTACCATTCCATTCAAAAATACCAACTCTTGAAACTTGTGTGTCAAACCAATAAGTTCCATCTGCTGGATCAGCCGCTGGTGCTGTTGCCGATGCTTGTAATTGATTTGTGTCAATGTCTGCTCTTACTACCCATGCTCTGTTAGAAACTCCTAAGTATGAGTAAGCCGCTTGTAGACCATATTCGTTTAACTCTCCACCGTGAATTGGATTGTTGTTATTGTCTGTATAAAATCTTGGATCTCCAAATGTTTCTGAAAGATCTCTTTGTGAAGTTAATAGGAAAGGTACACCAGCGTTTGCTTGTGTAGTTCCTCTCGCTGTTCCTGTGCCACTTGCATTCGCTTTATCTTGTGCAGTAGCAACAAAAATCATAGGGGTTGTACCTGGCTCAGCCGGAGTATAAAAACTCTCGTCAATTACGCTGACCTGTACACCTGGTGATACTAAGTTTGCCATCTTGTGTTCTCCTGTTGAACTTATTATATGTATTTATACAGAAGTCAGATAATTTAACCAAAACACACGGTCTAAAAGGGCAGAAAAAGGGTAGGTAAATAACAATATGCGTCCATTATGTAAATGCGGTAAACGACCTGTTGCAGTTAATTACAAAAAGGGAAATAAAACCTTTTATAGAACTCAATGTGACGTTTGCATAAGAAATAAAGGCAAAGGCAGAGGAAAACCAAAATGGTATCTTGCTGGTTATAGACAAAAACAACATTGTGAAAAATGCAATTTTAAAGCAGATTTCAAAGAGCAGTTAAGAGTCTATCACTTAGATGGTGATCTTAATAATTGTAGGCCTACTAACTTGAAGACTATATGTGCTAACTGCCAAATTGCTATGCAGAGAGTAGGCGCCCGGTGGAAACAAGGCGATCTTGAACCTGATTTCTAAGTTGATCAAGTGTTCCATTATTTTCAATAGTTTGTGTAAACTTAGTATGTGCCCAGGACCATTCGCTTGGATGTACATCTTTAGGTTCAACACCAACATCTTGGTAGATTCTAAACCAAATAGGATCTTGTCCTCGTTTTACTCTCCAAACTTCACCGTCGATTTCATATAGCATTTTTGCTTCGTTTGGAAAACGTACATCTGGTATAACAAAGTTTGTATCAGGATTATTAAGAATATGTTGCTTGGTTAGACTGACCCAAATACCGTCATAGAATCCGTTACGCATACATTCTGTACCGAACTCTTGAAGCACCAATCTTGGTGTAATTGATCTTCCTGTTTCTGCGGTCCAGTAAGGATCTTCTTGCTCTCTCCAAGCACGTGATTCATCTGTTTTGCCGTCCAGTAATTGTCTATTCCAATTAAACATAACAGCAACAGCATCTTTTAACTTATCTGCGAATGAAATTTTTACAAAGTTGTGATTATCGATTAGATACTGAGCAACTGTATCTTTCCCCGAACCAATTAAACCGCAAATACCAATGATCATTTATATCTCCTAAGTAGAAGTATATAGTATATGATAAATTTAAAGGAATGTCAAGTGGTTTTTAACCAATTGTGAAACTGTATCCAACGCCGCCTGCAACGTTCATTTTAAGATCTTCTTCAAGTTTGTCCATTTCACCTTGTGCTTCTGCTTTTAGGGCATCACCGTTAAGTGTTGAACCTCCTTGTGGTCCTGCAATAGTAGCAAATTTTGAACGTGCTTCACCGAGCATATACTTACACTTGGCTAATGTATAATCTTTAATCCACTGTTTTGCAAGATAGTCATTAAACAATTCTGAATCCGGACGATAGTTATAAACATACAACAATAAATTTTCTTCTGCTCTTGGACGTTGTAATATTGTTAATTTCTTAGTTGTTGTATTCCATTTGAATTCAATAAAACTACCAAACATACGTCCTACAAGTTCTTGATAACTTGCAAACAGATTATAAGTTGCAAGTCCACCCATATTAGAACTCGATAATAGATATGTATTTGTGTATGCTAAATTAAATGGTTCAAACAATGTTCCGCCGTCTCCGCCGCCAGTTCTTGAACCAATTGAACGTCTAAAAATCTGGCGTACTTCTACAATGTTAGGATCTAAAGTGTACTCGTTCTGATCAATTACTGTTTCTAAAAATACGTAACTTTCTTCAACTGAATTATCTGATCTTTGTCTAAATTTGTCCAGTGAACTACGTAATGCAATTTCGTAATGCTTAGGATCAAGTTCAACATCAACCATGCCGCCACCGAGCATAGCGTCAACGTAATCGAATATTTCCTGTTTTTGAGTTTGTAGTGTAGCCATAATTTAACGTCTCCATTAGTATTTATGCGATCGATAAATACTATTGTTATGCCGAGAATCAGTTTATATAAACCCGAAAAGGGCAAAGACTACGATTTTTTAGATAAAACCATTACAGAAATGTTTACTGTAGGTGGTACTGATGTTTTTGTCCACAAGTATTTAGGACCTAAAAATCCTGACGAGGAAGATGCTACGCCATCACAGCCTCGTTACGATGCTGTTAAAGAAACAAACATTCAAGATATGCTGTTTATGGAAAACAGAGATCGTAAGTATGACCCTGATATCTATGTAATGCGTGGTATTTACAATGTGCAAGATGTAGACTTTGATATGAGTCAGTTTGGATTGTTCTTAACAAACGATACATTGTTTATGACTATCCCAATTAATTACAGTGTAAAAACTCTTGGTAGAAAAGTTATGGCGGGTGATGTATTTGAATTACCACACCTTAAAGACGAACACGCTTTAAATGATTATAGTGTAGCACTGAAAAGATTTTACGTTGTAGAAGATGTAAACAGAGCCGCAGAAGGTTTTTCACAAAGTTGGTATCCACATTTATATAGAGTAAAACTAAAACAAATCGTAGACTCACAAGAATTTAAAGACATACTTGACTTACCAGCAGAAGAAGGTAGTTCACAATCGTTGCGTGATGTTTTAAGTACATACGAAAAAGAAATGCAGATTAATAATGCTGTTCTCAATCAAGCAGAAGCAGATGCACCTAAGTCAGGATACGATACTACACACTTGTATACATTGCAAGTTGATGCAGAAGGTAAACCAGAACTTGTTACTGCTGACGAAACTATTATTGATGCAAGTATTAACAGTGGCAATTTAGATGCAAGTAGAGTAAACGAATCACCAGAGCGTGAGGGTTATCAAGGTTACTTACTTGGAGATGGTATTCCACCTAATGGTGAAGCATTTGGATTTGGTAGTAGTTTTCCACTTACTCAAGTTAAAGGTGATTATTTCCTACGTACAGACTTTTTACCTAATAGATTATTTAGATATGACGGACAACGTTGGATTAAGATGGAAGATGCAGTACGCATGACAATGACAAATACAAATCAAAGATTGCACCAAAAAGGCACCTTTATTAATAATGCAAAAACAAATGATATTGGTGGCGAAACAGTTAAAGAAAGACAAAGCCTTTCACAAGCACTTAAACCTAAGGCGGACAACTAATGCAACATTTTTACGACGGACAGATAAGACGATACATTACACAGTTAATCAGATTAATGAGTAATTTCTCTTACAAAGATGGAGATGATAACTTAAGACAAATTCCTGTTATGTATGGAGATATTACACGTCAGGTTGGGCACATTCTTAGAGATAATTCTGAAAATAAAATTCCAAGTGCTCCGCGTATTGCAATTTATATGACCGGATTAGAATTAGATCGTGATAGACTTGCAGATGCAACATTTGTTGGTAAAGTACATTTACGAGAAAGAACATACGATACCGACAATGAAGAATATCTTAATACTCAAGGTAAAAATGTTACTGTTGAAAGATTAATGCCAACTCCATACAAGTTACAAGTTAATGCTGACATTTGGTCAACTAATACAGATCAAAAACTACAAATTATGGAACAGATTTTAATGCTGTTTAATCCAAGTTTAGAAATTCAAACAACAGACAACTATGTAGACTGGACCAGTTTAAGTGTTGTTGATTTAGAAAGTGTTACATGGAGTGGAAGAAGTATTCCAACTGGTACAGAAAGTGAAATTGATGTAGGTACTCTTTCTTTTACAACTCCAATTTATATTTCACCTCCAGCAAAAGTTAAAAAACTTGGTGTTATTACAAATATCGTGATGAGTATTTTCAATGAAGAACAAGGTACCATCGATTTAGGTGAAAGTTTTCCAGAACTTAAAGCACATAATGATTCATTTTCAGAAAGACCTGCTCAATCAGAATCTGATGGGCCTGCAAAACGTAAAGACACTGCCGGAATTGCTTTAACTGCATATAACGATTACGATATACTTGTAATGGGTAACGAAGCACAACTAATACACAAGGGTGTTGTTGGTAATACATCTTGGACTGGTTTCTTAGATGCTATTCCTGGCACATTTAGATCAGGATTAAGTCAATTACAATTAACAAGACAG